CCTGGTAGAAAACTAACTGTAACTGGTGATGTATCAGGAGATGCAAATAATTTACTAATAGCGAATGAAAATGATACTGATGGAGATTCAGCTAGTATCGGATTTAGTATGCTTAGTAACGATACTTTTGTAAAAGCTGGTATATTTTTTAAAAGAACTACAACGCAAGGTCGTGGAGATTTAATTTTTGCAACTAATGATGAGGTTAATGGCAATAACGTTACTTTATCAAATGCAAGAATGACTATTAATAGGTCAGGAAACGTAGGTATTGGGACTGCATCGCCTGTTAACAAATTATCTATAGTAGGTTCTGCAAATACAGGTATGAACATACAAGCAGGTACTTCAAATATAGCATATTTAGATTTTGGTGATTCTGATGATACTAATTTTGGGGGTATAAATTATAACAATGCTGATGATACTTTAAATTTAAGAGCAGGAAACACTAATAAATTGACCATTACCTCTTCAGGAAACGTAGGAATTGGAACGACAAGTCCTAATAATCCAGCAGGCAATGTATCTTTACATATATCTGGTACAACTGGTTCAGAACTCATATTAGAAAGAGACGATAACGGAGTGGTTGCTGATGATTTTATCGGTGGATTAGCTTTTTTAAATTCAGATGCATCAAACACACCACCACATTATCTTGGTATAACTGCAAGAGCTACAAATGAATTTGGAGCAAGTCGATTAGAATTTTTTAGCAGTTTTGAACAATACCCATCTGGTACTGCTGATATGATTCTTAATGAATCGGGTCATCTCGGCATAGGAACGTCATCGCCTGGTGCTAATTTGCAAATTGGTTCTGCGACACACGCACCAAACAGTAATTTAACTAACAATCTTTTACAAATTAAATCACCATCAGGTTTTGGATATATAACAATTGGAAATGGGGATACTGCAAACTCTACATCATACATTGGTGGTGCTTCAGGACTAACAGTATTTGGAACTGTTACAGATGCTGGAGTTCAAACAGAGCATATGCGTATATTTAATGACGGAACAGTTGGCATAGGAACAACATCGCCTTCAGCGAAACTTCACATTATAGATACTACAAATCCAGCTACTACTTCAGGAAGTTTAATTGTAGAAGGTAGGAGAGATGGTGGTGCTAATGTACTTTCTTTAAGGGCAAAAGATGCAAGTAATCCTTCAGATGCTTTACCTAATGGACAAGGTGCAGTAATGAGGTTTCAAGGTTTTGATGGAACTGACTTTGAAAATATGGGATATATTTTTACTGGGGCAGATGGTCAAGCAGTTGCAAATGGAGATGCACCAAGTTTTATGGCTTTTGGTACAAGTGCTGATGGTAGTTCATCACCTACAGAACGTATGCGTATTCGTTCAACTGGTGTTGTAGAAGTAAATTCACAAGGTGGTGCAGATGCATTAGAAAGACATCAGACTTTCACAATGAATTGTACAGCAGGTAATTCAGGTGTATCTAAAGCATTTGTTACAATAGGAGATACTTGTTCACTAGATTTTCACGTAATTGTGAAAGATAGTGCAGATGCTACGAATGTTGGCGTTATGAGAGGTAACGTATCAGTTGCTAACGATACAGCAGATGTAGATTCAATGTCTTCAAGTTTTTCAGGTAATGTAACAGGCATATCAGCAGGTTACTCAAGTACAACAAATACTTTGACTTTGACTTGTACTTACGCTTTATCAACGCCAGTTGTATTTATAGCAGTTAATGGAATATCAAATACTACCTTAGCAAGGTCAGGTGATTGCTCACCATAATAGAAAAAAGATATATATTTGTAATAAATTAAATTAAAAAATTATGGCAAAAGCAAAAAACACTTACACTTGGAATTGCAGAACTGTAGACTGCTACCCTACTTTTGAAGATAATGCAGATGTAGTTTACAACGTGCATTGGAGATTAAACTGTACTTCTGACAAAGTTGATGCTGAAGATAATAAATACGTAGCATCTGTATATGGAACACAAGCAATATCTACAGAAGATATTAAAGACTTCATTCCATTTGCAGATTTAAGCAATGCTACAGTTAGTGGTTGGGTAGAAACTACAATGGGTGATGAAGAAGTTGCTGAATTAAAAAGCAACTTAGATGCTAACATTGAATCTCAAATCAACCCTACTTCTGTAACATTAACAGTATCTGAATAAAAATAATTATATATTTCTTTATATAAGTTTGTAGTATTATTTGTTTAACAATTAAATTTTAATACTATGGCTTCGACTGGGCTTATGAATGGAACACTTCTTGTACTTCAAATAAGTACAGATGGTAATACGTTCACTAATTTAGGACACTCAACTTCATCAAGTTTATCATTTGCTTTGGATACTCCTGAAGCTACCTCTAAAGATAGTGGTGGATACAGAGAGGTTATTGCAGGTGCAAGATCAATCGATATTAGTTTCGATTCTTTTGTTGCCTATGATGATACTGTAGATGTCGATACTATGATAGGACACGCAAATAGTAGAACAAAAATTCACGCAAGATTTGGTACTGCCGTAAGTGGTGATACTACTTATGCAGTTCAAGGGTTTATCAGTTCTATTGATTACACGGCAGATGCAGAAGCACCTATTACTTTTTCAGGTACTTTTACTTCTACTGGTGCAGTTTCTATAGGTACTAACTAATAATTTTTATATTAGAATTATTAATGTTAGTTTTACTTAATGAATAGTAAAAGAGGTTACATAAATATAGAGATTGGAGGGAAAGAAAGAACCCTCCATTTCTCTATGAATTTTTGGTGTCACTTTACAGAAACTCTTGGCATTGGTCTTAACGATTTAGAAAAATACTTTACATCAGATAACTTAAATATATCATCAATCAGAGCATTGATATATTCAGGTCTTATTGCGTATGATCAGGAAGAAAAAAATCCAGTAGATTATACTATATATGATGTTGGTAATTGGTTAGAAGACTTTGGTGCAGAAGAACTACAAAAGGTGATGACTGCATTAACTGAATCTAGGATACTTGGTAATGATCTTAATATGGGAATACCAAGAGTATCAAAGGAAGAAGTAAAAAAAAAGTAGATACTGATATTTGGGAAGATATCTTAGATTTCTACATTGGTCAATGTGGAATACACCCTGATACATTTTGGAGAAATACATTTGCAGAGAATACTAGAATGTCTGAATCTTTTCAGATACATCAGAACCTAGAATGGGAACGACTGCGTTATATATCAACTATGCTTATAAATGTGAACGCAACTAAATCATCACAAAGAATACAACCGAATAAACTATTTAAATTACCACAAGATAATGCACTTAAAAAGAAAGTATCAAAACCTTTAAGTAAAGAAGAGTTAGATAACGTTTTGAAAGACTGGGATAAGACTATGACTGAAGGTAAAATATCTAAGATGTAAAATATTTATATTTGTTACTAAATTCTAATATATGGCTACAGAAAGATTAAAGTTTGAGTTTGATGGTGATGCATCGAAGTTTACCCAAGCAATAAGAAAAAGCGAAAAAAGTGTTGATGGATTTAGTTCTAACCTTGCAAAAGTAGGGGGTGTTATCGCAGGTGCTTTTGCAGTAGATAAGATAATGGAGTTTGGTAGTAGTGTAATAGAAACTACTGCTACATTTCAAAGGTTTGAATCTGTACTTACAAATACTTTAGGTAGTTCTTCAGAAGCACAAAAAGCATTAGATAGGATTACAGACTTTGCATCTAAAACACCATTTAGTGTTTCAGAATTAACAGATAGTTTTGTACGTCTTGCAAATCAGGGTTTTAAACCTACATCAGAGGAGATGAGGAAACTTGGTGATCTTGCATCATCAACTGGTAAAGATTTTGTACAACTTACAGAAGCAGTTATAGATGCTCAGGTTGGTGAGTTTGAGAGATTAAAAGAATTTGGTATAAGAGCAAGTAAACAAGGTGATCAGGTAACATTTGCTTTTAAAGGTGTTAAAACACAAGTAGATTTTACTGCTGATGCAATAAATGATTATGTACTCTCATTAGGTGATTTAGAAGGAGTATCAGGTGCAATGGTTGGAATATCAAAAACACTTGGTGGTCAAATTTCAAACTTAGGTGATAACTTTGATAGATTAAAAGTTGCTATAGGTGAAAAATTACAACCTATATTATCAACTGCTATATCTACATTTTCAAGTTTATTTGATAAAATAACAAATTTATTAAATCCACAAGAAGCATTGATAAATAAATTTAGGGATGCTAAGAAAGCAGTAGATGAAATTGAGGAAGCATCATCGGATTTATCTGACACACAAAAAAAATTACTTGAAATTTCTAATGCAAGAAAAAGACAAAGGTTAGCAGAAATTGAAAAGGAAATACAAGATGCAACTAAAAATCTAACTTCTAAGATAGAAGAACAAAAGAAAGAATTAAAAGATGCAAATGAAGAATTAATCAAAAGAAAAAGAATATTAGATGAACAAGAATCGAGAACTAATGCAACTGCATCTAATACAGAACATTTTACCAAAAGATTAGAAGAACAAAACATAGAAGTTACTGAGCAAGAAAATAAACTTAATTTACTTAATGAACAACTAACTTCTTTTAAAACAAAAATAGATGAAATAATAAATCCACAAGAACAGGTTATTGAAAAAACACAAACTACAAACAAAGAGTTAGAAAAACAAAAATTAATTTTAGATGAGGTAAAAAAATCATTATCAAACTTACAGAATCAACAAATTGTATATGGAAGTGAAATAGACATTGCTTCAGAAAAAATAAAAATTTATCAAGATGCAATGGTAGATTTGCTTAATGCAGGTATGAAGCCTACAGATGCTTCATTTGTTTCTATGAAAGCAAATGTTGAAGGTTTAAGCGAAGCACAAGATTCTCTTAGTAGAGATTATGAAGAAACTGTAAAACAATTAGAATCAGTATTTGGGGCACAAGAAAAAGTAAATGAAGAAATAGATAAGACTAATGAAAAAGCAAAAGACCCAACATTCACAGAATTAATTGAACAATATAGAAACGCTACTGGTAAATTAAAAGAAGAATTATCAGGTGTATTATCAGATAAAATTTTTGGTGCTTTTATAGATGGATTGAAGGGTGTTGCACAAGCCACAGTAATGGCATTCGCAGATATGGCAATCGAAGGAAAAAAATCATTCGGTGAAATGATTAATGTTATATCGAAAATGATTCAAAAAATGGTTGTGGCATTATTGATACAAACTGCATTACAAGCACTATTTCAAGGAGTTCCATTTAAAGCTATCTTAAAAACTTTAGCAGTAGGTACTGCAATAATAGCAGGTGCAGGTATTTTAGCCAAAGCGACTGAACCAAAACAAGTTCAAGGTTTTGCAAAAGGTGGTATTGTTACAAGACCAACTATGGGGATTATAGGTGAGGCAGGTCAATCCGAAGCAGTCATACCTTTAAACAGATTACCACAAATGATGGGATCAATAGGTGGTAATCAGAAAGGCGAGTTTACACTTAGAGGTCAAGATTTAATATTAGCACTAGAAAGAGCAGGTGATTTCAGGGCAAGAATAACTGGATAATGATATGTCATACGGATTACAATATTTTACAAACTTTTTTGATACAGATGAAAACAAATATCGTTTACAAATATTTCAATGGCAGTTTTCAGGAACTGCAAAATCTAACATAACACTAGCTGATAACGCAGTTACTATTGACTATAGACAAGATGAAGATTATTTTCAACCTATAATAGGTTCTACTTGTAAGATGCGTTTTTATGTTGAGGTGGGAACTGGTGGTGATAACTGGGAGAATGAGAATACTATATGGAATGAAGCTAATTTCTTTTGGGACAGAAGTGAATATGCTTTCATACTACCTGAAAACGACAGACAATATAAAGTAAAAGTTTTACGTAGATTTATTACTGGTGAATCAGATACTGGAGAATCGTCACAAGATAAATTAAAAGATGCTACTGCATCATTCACATCTAATGTTGAGGTTGGTGATTTAGTTGTAAATACAACAACTGGTAATTATGCAAATGTTGTAACAGTTGATTCTTCTACACTTTTAACATTAGATGATACAATAATTTCTACAAGCTCTGCACAGAACTATGAAATATATAGACCATTTTGGGTAGGCTTTATAATGCAAGATAGTTACACATTACCGATTGCTTCAAGACCTTATGCAGTAGAAGTTGTAGCATCAGATTTAATAGGTACTATAAATGGTTATGATATGGATATAACTACTGAAAGACCTCAAACATTTGATGTAATACAAAACTGTTTGAAAAACATAAACTTACAAAGTGGTGATGGAACTACTGGACGTGGATTAGATTTTGGTTATAAGGTTCTATGTAGATTGAATCAATTTAGTAGTTCAACACCTAGTGGATCATCTAATGATAATCCATATACACAAACTTTTTTAAATAGCGTTGATTCATTACAAGATGAGAATGGAAATTATTTAAATGCAAAGTATGTTCTTGAATCTATATTAAGAATGTTTAACTGTAGAATATTTCAACACGAATCAACTTGGACTATAATAGATAACGCTTCTTTATCTTTAAATTCTTTTTCTGATGGTGGTGGTTCTTATTCAAAAGAATTTAAAAAATACAATAAAAGTGGTAGTGCAGATGGAACACTAGCTATTGCTAGTCCAGTATCAAATGTAAATAGCACAGAAAATAATAATACAATTCAACCATTAAATCAAGATTTAGTTAAGATTATAAGAAGACCTGCAATTAGACAAAGAGTTCAGGTAAGAATTAAAGACACATTAAAATCAAGATTTAGTAATGGTGGTTATGAAATAAACACTTCACCAAGTGGTGGTACACCAAGCTATGGTAGAAATCCTACATTTTGGACTATACCTGATAGAACTATTGCCTATGCAGTAGATTCAAATGCAATAGAATTTCCGTCTGGAGGAGGTCAACCAATTAATTTTGGCATAACACCATATGCAGGAGAATTTTCTTTAATTACTATTGGTAGTACCTCTTCTAATACTGTAGTTGCCTCTAATGATACTGGTTCTGTAGGTACAACTGCCGAACCTATTAAGTTAGTTTTTGCTGATTATTTTCTTGATCCTGATAATACTGGTGCTTTATCATACCAAACTAAATTTAGAATATCAATTACACCAGTAACTGGTAGTACAGTTTATTGGTCTATTACAGATAATAGTTGGGTGACAAGTGCATCACAAGGAATTAATCAGATTGTTGGTACTGTACAAGAACAATGGAGATTTAATGAAATATCTATGGAAGCACCACCTATAGTTGGAACTGCTAAAATAGAGTTTTTTATTGGTAAGGAAGATATATACAACAATTCTAATTTTAGGGTTTACTATGATGATGTTGTTTTACAATCGATTTCAGACTTAGAATTCTATGACACACAAACTAAAATAATTGATGGATCATTTAAAGATAATAGTGGTGTTTTAAATTCTTATGAAAACAGATTTGGAATGTTGGATGATAGTAAATATTCAAATTGCTTAGTAGATAGTGCAGGAAATACTATAACTGCATATAAATCATTTGATGAATCAGGTGGTGCTACATTAGAAACGCTTATGAACTTTCAAAGGCTCAATGAGTTTGCTACCAATAACTACAGATATGAAGGTACTTTCCGAAAGCTACCTGATAGCAATGGATTTACAAAACCTATTGATTTACTTACTTTACCTAAATTAGCTTTTAGCACATTAACAGATGATAACCACCAAGCTATTGATAATTTAGAATTTAATGTTTCAAAGAATAGATATACATTGTCTACTCACATACCAACTCAAAACAATTTATTTAATTTTGCACAGATAGTAAGTTTCACAGACTTCTATAAATTTAAACCTGAAGATTAAGATTTCTTTTCTAAGTGCTTCAAAGATTTACATTCTTCATTTAATAATTCCTTGAACTGGTTTACTTCTTCTTTAAACTGTTCAATGATTTTTCTTCTTTGCTCTAAGTCGTGCATAGAATTAGAACACGAATCAAGGAAATTATTTTTCAGAAATTCATATAAACTCATACAAAAAGTATTAGTGACACATATAATGTTACAAATAACATTATTAAAAATAAGAAACTTTCTATAACTTTTTTCATTTTACTTTAATTTACAAAATTCACATACACCATTTTTTCTTGGTACTACTCTATAACAACATTCCCTAGTACATAAATAAACGTCTAGGAAATGTTTTACCAACTGTCTAATAATCTTCTTCATATTCATTTAATAAATCTTTAGCTTCATTATATACTGATTCAGAAACAACGTGTGTCATATCGCAAGGATCATTCAACATAACTGTTTCACCATCTTCAGTAGTGTAATCTAACATAGTAATTGTTAAATTGTTTCTATCTCGTGTAACCTCAAATGTAAAGATATCGTGTTCAAATGTCATTGCTTCTTACCTATTAATTCTTCAATCTCATCTGCTAACTCTTTCATAGACTTTAAGGTAGTCATTATAGAACTTTGTTCTATCTTATCCTTCAATGGTGTGTTAAGGAACTCTACACGCTTTTTAACACGCTTCTTACGTGCTTTCTCTTGTGCCTTATGGTAACTATCGTTTTTCATAATAAATTGCTTAAACGTCAATATATTTAACTGGGTAATCATTATATATTATATCTTTTTCAGAATCGTAATATTCATCATCTTCTAAAGACCACTCTAACACATCACCATAAAATCTATGATCACAATAGACTTCAGCAATATGTTTATCACAAGTAGGACATACTTCAATATATCCTTCATAATAATTACTAGGTTCTTTTAATTCTATAATAGGTTCATCTTCGCAAACCATACATTGTACTTTCATAACATTAAATTTAGTTTTGTGTCTTATGACATTACAATAATAAAATATTTTTTACAAATAAAAAAATATTTATATATATTTTAAGGATTAAGTATTTTGTGGTGAATTAACATTTCAACGAGTTCGTGAAAATCATTCTTTTCCATAATGACATATTCACCATCGTTTTTTCTTTTATGATAGATGATCTTATAATCATCACTATCAGCTTCCATCTCTTTGAATATCTTATGATAAGACGGATTGTTAATTAAAGATTTACATTGAACTGCAAATGGTTTAGTATTGACTAGATCAATCTTTCTATCATCCATCATTTTGGATGCGTACCTAGAGGTCTCACAATTAGACCAACCGAGTTCTTTATATTCTCTGCGAATTTGTCTCTCGTAATCGTGACCCTTTCTTCTGTTTGTGTTTGACATAAAATATACTTAATACTGCTATCAATCCAATAGCAATAAATTTAATTAATCTTTTTCTTACCATCTCTTTTTACAAATAACGCATAACCCAAATAACAATAGTTGATTACATCTGCAAACCTAGAATGTATTGGTTCGCTCTTTTTAAGGTTAGCGTTTTTAAGGTGAGCATAAATACTTTGTATTTGTTTCTCAAAGAATGTTGCCCATACTTTCATCTCAGATGTTTCTAATCTTTCTGCTGTACTCTTAAAGTTTGCAAGAACATCTGTATCTTCATTTGTATATTCAGGTCTTTTGTTTACCATTATATCAAATGAATAATCGTTTAATTGTTTTACTAATTTATCAAATTCTGTCTGTGTCATATTATTTATTTAAAATATTTTTATTTGATTAATGTTTTTACTTTTTATTACTCCCATAGCAATATCTAAAATAGTTTTACCAGCTTCAAAATCAACAAGGTTTCTACCAATTTTTAGTTTACTTTGTTCACCTTTATAATCTGATAAGTCTATTTTATGAAACTTACATAACTCTTGTAATTCGTTTTTAGTATTAGATATCTTAAATCTTCTATCATTTAAATCATTTGGTAATCTGAAGTTAGTCCAGTATAAATGTCTACCTCTTTTATAAGCAGTAATTAAAGGTTCATAATAAGGTATTACATTTTCAACTACATACTTACCTTTAAAGTAGTGATTTAAAAATATTATTTCTTGATATAATTTCATATCAGGATATATAGGTTTTGTAGTTGTATTATAATTACTACTATTCCAAAACCTTGCTCGACTATGACTTGGACAAGGTGGTGAAGACCAGATAAAATCATATTCTTGATAGTGTTCTAATAAATACTGATGTGCATCATCTACAATAACATTATCATTTGGAAACCTTTTTTTATATAATCTTGCAAGTTCTTCATCCCATTCTACTGATGTAATGTCGTGTTCATTATCCCATAAGAATCTATTACCACCAAGACAAGCATAAAGATTTAATATCTTCATTACAATACTTTTTTTAAAATGTCATACTTTACTGGATCAAGTTCTTTGATCTTACTTAAAAAGATCAGTTGTTCTTGATTAGCTTTTTCTCTTTCTTCATAGGTAGAATCAATACCAAGATTACATTCAATCTTTGCCATTGCTTCCATAAGAGCATCAATCTTAGCTTTCACTTGCTTATTGGTATTATAAGCACCATAGATTTCTCTTTTTTCGTTTCTATTTAAATCATCAGTTGTCGGTGTCATAAATATTCTTTTTATGGTTTGGTAAAATGTAACTTTCTTTTTTTACTATATCATTGTTTTTGAAGTCGGTAGTTTTTGGACAATCCATAACTACTATTTCTAATTCTGAAATATCAATATCTTTTAGATCGTACCAATACAACTTATGATCATAAGCTACTACATAGAAACAATCTTTATCACCACACAACTTCATCAACTTATCATACTTATATTTTTCAATCATCCATTTGTCGTAATACGACTTCCTAACTTTTATCTCTATTATACTTCTAATACTTTCCATATCGTAGTGGCTCATTTGTTCAGAATCTTCTATGTCATCAATAATGAACTTTAAATATTCTCTGACATCAGATTCTTTTTTAAATACCATATTTCAATTATTACGATCATAATATTTACATAAATGTTTTACTTGAATTTTATTTAAATTAAACCATTCACCTCTTACTCTATATTTTGAATAATCTCTATGTAGTTGATTTTCAATATTACTTTTAAAAACCTTTATTAATTCTATTTCAGGCTCTTCTGATTGTAATGTTCTTTCTCTGTATTTAGGATTATTTGACACTCCAATTTTATATAAATTATTTCTTTTGTTTTTCATAATATAACATACTTGATTTGGTTTGCTAATATCTTGAACTAAAGAATAATCTAAATTATTTTCATTTTCTATTTCTTGAACTTTTTGTTTTGCATCTGATAAATTTTGTTTGATAATCATTTCTTTTACTCTCAATAATTTCTTTAATTTATTATCATAATTTTCTTTTAGATCAATGCCATAATATTCGAAAAATCTGATTAAATATTCTGCGTGTTCTAATATTCTTTCATAATCTAATGTAAGAATAAAATACAAATTTATATTATAATAAATTTCATTATTCCAACCTATATCATAATGATGTATAGAAAAATCTTGATTCCATTTACTATAATCAAAAGTTGTAATTTTTGGTTTTTTGTATTTTACATATTCATCTTTAATAAATTTACCTTCTTTCACCTTGTAAGTTTTCCATAAAGTTTGCCACTTGCGTTTTATTTCATCATCAAACCACGTTTTTCTATCTTTTTTTCCTGTATAAATGGATTTGATATTTTTAAAAAAATTAAAATTAGAATAATATTGTAATAAAGAAGCGTAATTATTTTCGCTAGAACCTTTAAATCTCCATTTTAAAAAATATGGGGGGTTAGGTATAATATATTCTTTATTTAAAAGTTCAAATTTAATTTTTCTTTTTTCAAACTTGTCATAATTTCTTTCATTTTGAAATTCTTTGTATGTTTGTTTTACTTCTTCAGTCCATTCTCTCCTATAAGTTTTGCCTTCAACTTCTATATCTTTATATTTTCTTATATAATATTTGAATATTACATTATCTTTTATTTCTATTCTGTTATTATATATTATAAAATCTTCTTTTTTCACTTTATAAAATTAAACTTCCATCTTCATTTACATCATCCCAGTAAAAACCTGAAATGTGTTTTTTATCAATATATTTTTTCCAAGAATCAAAAGCTATACGCCACGCAGTCTTACCCTTTTCGATAAGATCATCGGACAAAGAATATACTGCAACGTCAAATGGGTATCTATTCTCAATAGCTATAAATCTAAATGATGATGGATCATAACCTAACATCTCTGAATAGAAACACGCTTGTAAGTGATAAGCATAATTATAGATAGCACTTCTAAACGCTCTAGGTGAAGCATCCTGACAAGTTTTAATGTCAATGATATATCTACCCTTTTTGATACCATCAGGTCTTATACGGACTGGTACGTCTTCATACGTACCATAATAACTATTCTCAATTTCATCTAAGGTAAATAACAACTTATTTGCAAGTTCATTGTTCATTGCGTTTTGTACTATCTGATCTAAAGATTCTTTTTCCTCACCTGAAACCACAATCTTATCAGGGTTGTCAGATATAAGTTGTTTCTTATATTCTTTATCTTTTTTTGTTCTGAGATTTAAGTTTTTAGGTAATGCTAGTATTTCTTTCTTTTC